TCTATATGGAGGTAGCTCATGGCAACTCCTAAAAATAAATTTAGTAAAGACGGATTTGAAGTCGGTGCATCTAAAGTTCCATGTATAGTCAAGGGTCAAGATGATCACGGAAACACAAGAGAAGAACTTCGCAAATACTTTATTGATATAAGAAAAGATCCAGATGTAGTTCTACTTAAAAGCAAACGAAATCAAAATGCAAAGGATCGAGGTAACTATCTAGAAGATGGAGTCGCTCATTGGGTATCCGATCAATTAGAATTATTATGTATAGAGGAGAAATAAAAATGAATAAATGGGTATCGTTTCAAAAACCAACAGATGCTTTTCGTTTAGAAAAATATAAAATGGCAGCATCGCTTGATGGTGTTTTAGAAATACATGGTGGATCAATACAGTATGATGATCCGCAAACGGGTAAGACGTTTACATTATCTGGTAAGGGTGTATGCGAAATCAAAACTCAAGGTTATAACGACCATGTAACCTACGATCACATTCTACAACTGCAAGCACAGATGTTAGTAACAGGATTTAAGTGGGGTGTAATCGGACACCTTGGTCCTCGTTTGAAAATGCAGATGTTTGTGTTTGAATCTGACAAACAAATACAGAAAAAAATTGTTGAACGGGTCAAAGACTTTTGGCGAAAAGTAGAAAAAAATAAGCCTTATCCTGTTATAGTTAAATCAACAGAGAAAGTTTATTCTGATTGGTCGAATGATGACAAAGGTTTAACCAAACTTACCAACGACTATGATCTTGCCAAGGATGAAATAGAACGCTGGACAACTACAAAAGATCAACTCGCCAACGCTATCAAATCTATTCTCAAACAAGAGAATGCTAGTTATGTAAAGATCAGAGAGAAACAAATAGCCTGTGAATTAATAACTCGTAAAGCCACAGTTGAAAGAATTGTTCCAGCAAAACCCGCAAGTCAATATGAAAAACTTACAGTAAAGGAGATAAGTAATGAATGAATTAGCAAATCAATTACAACAAGTAATATTAAAAGGAGATCTTAGAACCTTATCGGATCAAGATAAATTAATCTATTATAAAAATGTGTGTGAAAGTATAGGTATCAATCCATTAACCAAACCTTTTGATTACATTGTTCTCAATAATAAACAAACTTTGTATGCAACTAAAAATTGTACCGATCAATTACGATCACTTCATAAGATTAGTATTACAATCAAAGAACAAAAAATAGATAATGGTTTGTTGACAGTTATTGTGGAAGGATCGGATCGATCTGGACGACAAGATGCGGACATGGGTTTCGCAAATGTGCAAGGACTTCGAGGAGAAGCTCTCGGTAATGCCATGCTCAAAGCAGTAACAAAAGCAAAAAGAAGATTGACGCTATCAATTTGTGGACTCGGTGGATTTTTAGATGAAACCGAGGTAGAAGATCTCCCACAGAGAGCCGTCAGTAAGCAAAAGCAAGGGAAGATGACTCCTAATACTCAAGATATATTAAAGGTTATTGACGAGTCTAATCCTCCCGTCTACACGCTAGTGCTACCAGGCGACAAAGAAAAGCATCATGACTCTTTGGAAACACTCGCTTTTACATTCAATGACCTGATGTTAGTAATAATTAATAATCCTGATAAAGATAAAAAGGAGAAAGTTAAAACTATCGAGAAAGCATTTAAGGTAAATGAAAAAGTTATGAATCAATTAAAAGATTCGCACAAAAAAACCTACGATGAACTAACAACTAAGTTTGAGAATTTTAAAAATGGATAAAAATTTTACACCACTTAGTCAGAAGGTTCTTGCTTTCATAAAAGAATATATGGAACGAGAAAAGTTTGCACCCTCACAAATTGAAATCAAAGAACATTTCAAACATAAAACTTTATCGGCAGTTCAACTCTCACTAAAAAGATTGGAGCAGTTACAAAAGATTGAACGTGTCCGAGGGAAGGGGAGATCAATCAGACTTCTTGATTAAGCAAGCGCGCGCATGATAGTTGCTAATGATTCTGCTCTGGACGTGGTTTGTTTATGCCACCTTGAATCGAGCATTTGATTAGCAGCTTCAGCGTAATCTTCTTTGGCCAATGCTTCCCACATCTTTTTAAATTTACTGACACCACCTTTGCCTAACTGAAATACCATCTCAACAATTACTTCTTTTGCTTTTGGTAACAAGGGTATTGATCCGATGAGATCTTCAGCTCCCTTGAGTGCATCATTAAAATCTGATTCAAAACAATCTTCCAAAATTTCTATATCGTACTCTTCATCATCTTGCCAATTCTCATCATCTAAACACAAATGACCATAGCCAACTGTTCGCTTACCCAACGAGTCTTTGTAAACATAATTCCTAAATCCTTCATGGACTTTTATTCTGTCTTTTAATTTATCGTACATATTATTTATCTTTTAGATGTTTAAATAAAGTTTCGACCAGATCACTCTTACGGAATCTCCGATCTAATTCTATGCCATGCTTTCTACCTAATTTTTCTAACTCAGTTTTTGTCATGATCTGTAAATGAGTTATCTTTAATTTCTTCTTAGGTTTGACAAATATTTTTTTTAAAAAACTAAACATACATCCTCCTATTTTCTAATTTTACTTATGCCTTTTAGTCCAAATGATCCCGCTATCGAAGCTAAAATTCCGTACGATATCCAATCAGGACAATCGTTTTTAAGAAATAAAAAACCCTCCTTCATATATGGTTGTAAAGCTGGAACGAAGGAAGCAAAAATTATAGCAATGAAGGTTAAGGTCCACGCTTCGTCTTTCCAGGAATCTGCACTTGCTTCCATAGCTTTTTCACTCCAACTACCATCTTTCTCTATTTGTTTTTTTGTTGCTTCAAGTTTAGTTAATTCTACCTGAGTCTTTAATTTAGCTTTTTCTTGTTTACCTTTAATATAAGTTCCAACAAGATTTGCAACAGGACCTAATATTGCTTGAAACATTTTACCTCCTTAGTTAAAACCATTTGAATATCTTTCCGTATATTACCACAGATAATAATACCAGGACAACAAGTACACCTATGCCAATAGCTTTCTTGATCTGTTCTCGTTCTTCCATTTCTCGTCGTAGTTGTTCCTTCTTTCTTTTTCGCAACCTCCCAATCTCTGCTTGAAGGTTCTCCCATTCCTGTAAACCATTGTCGGCATACAATAAAAAAATTTCTCGCAGACGATCTTTCTTTTCTTTGATTTCTTTTTTACGAAGGTATGCTGCCATAGCATCTTCTTCTATTGATGAGAGTCCTAACTTTGATAACATCCCACCCTTGCCTTTGTTAGCTGCATGAACATCAAGAGAACTTTCAGCGTTAGCCCATTTGGATACGCTACTCGCAAGGTCATGTATTTTTTTTCCTGTCTTGATTCCCTGTTCAATCAACGCTATTCCTGATTTACAAGCAGCGTATGCGGATAATGGATCAAGCATTTTACACTTTCATAAAGATAGAAATTAAAGCCACCACCACAGCAACAGTATTACCCATGATAATTGTTTCTAATCTTTTGATTCTAGATTTAAGATCTCCAATATTTTCATGGATATTATTGTAGCGTTCCAAACATACTTCTTCATGCTTAGATATTCTCGCTTCATTCTTATCTGCTTTAGTTACCATAATCCTATCTTCTATCGTTTATACTATTTTTTTCCTAACAAATCTTTGTCCGCTTTTCTTGCTCCACCTTTACCTGATACAAAAGATTTTACTCTTCCCATAGCCCAGGCGTGTGCTGAAGTTTTCGGTCTTGATCCTGATGAATAATATGCTCCAAGTGTATCCCCCGAAGGGGTTATAGTCCCCTCCTGTACACCTTATTTAAAGTGCTTTCGCTAAATCTTGAAGCTCCTGGTATTTTAGAATATTTACTCATTTCTTTTTACTCCTTAGTTTTTTAAAATCGGCTGCGGTTATTTTAGTACGAGGAGCAGCTACCCTCGCTAACTTCTTTTGTTTTGGACTATATTTACTAAATGGCATTATCCTTTACTCCTTTGTTTACTAATTTTATCCATCATTGCTGGTGTCAGTTTGCCTTGCCTATAAAGTCTGGCAGTTCTTTTTATCTCTGCTTCCCTTGCCTTTGGGTTCTTAGCTCCAGATACATACTTCTTTGGAACACCACCCTTCGTCTTGGGTACAGGATCAAACCTTCGCATCAATGTTCTTTTACTTCGCATTACTTACCAACTTCTTTTTGTGCCTTCTTATGTGCAGTAGAAAAAGAATCTCCCTTCATCATCAAGGTTCGCATCATCCTCATATGTTTTAGCGAATGATGTTTCTTATGCTTTTTAAGAGTATCCTCTTGTCGTTTAGTAAGTTTACTCATATCACTTTTTCTTTTTTTTCTTATCCATCATTTTCTTTTTTTTTCCATAATGTCCTGGCATGGTTGCTCCTTTCTTTATTTAGGTTTCTCTGGCATAGTTACAGCTTTAGCTTTATCTACTGTATCTACATCTTTAGTTATATCTCTTAACTTTTGTCTATAAGTTTTCCAAG